TTATCTTTTCACGCTGATATCTACTACCCGAGCCGCCGACAAGATCTCGACCCCAGCATACTGCTCGACGCATTGCAGGGCTTGGTCTATGCGAATGATCGCCAGTTTAAACGGATAAGCAGTTGCCGGTATCTGGACAAAGAAAACCCGAGAGCAGAGATCGTGATACAAGAGATTGAGTGGGATGAAAAGGGACCGGCTCATCCGCAAGTGGAGAGAAAAAACTCCGTGTGAACAGGACGATGAGAGGTTGAGCCGGTCCCACCTTTCGCAACAAAGGTTGTCAAACGAGGTTGACAATCGAATTAGACCTGTGTTTTTTTAAAAAAGCAAGCGCAGGGGGTAAGGCCGCAAGCGCGTAAAAAAATATAGCGGCAATGTCTGACTTGGCTCCGCCAGTTCTGACCAGACTCTCTTCCCAACCACCTCTCAAATGAGGGGGGTTTGGGGGGAGCGTCTAACTTTCACCACCAGTTCTATTTCTTATGCAACAAAGGAATATATGAGAATAAAATACGAAACAAAAAGAGATAAACAAAAAGAAAGAAATGTAGCCAAGAGAGTGGCTGATCTATGGGATGTTGTGGCTCGTGAAAACCCAGAGTTTTATCCCGTCGATTTTTGTTTTACCGATGATAAAAATGAGGTCAGCGGATTTGGCGAAATAAAGGTTCGCACACATGAGTACGGCAGGTATCCGACCTACATTGTCTCTGCCCACAAGGTGGCGGATGCAAAATCACTTGCCAACGCTACCGGATTGAGTGTAATTTTAATCGTGCAATGGACCTGTGGAACGATTGCATTTTTAGATTTCGATCACCCACCCGTGAGGACGACATGGGGTGGTCGTCAGGATCGAAGTGATGAGCAGGACATGGAACCTGTGAATCATTACGATGTAGAACACTTCACTATCGCAACGAAGGAACCCCAAGAAAATGACGCACCGATTTGATGGCAACACCATAAAACTCAGCGAGCAAGATTACGCACGCTGGGAGAAGGCTTTCAAAAATATCCCGAATCTCGATGCCGTACTGCAGAGTCGTGACGACTGGCTGACGTATGACGCAGAAGATTCTACCCGCAAACGCTGGTTCCTCAGCACCTCTGCTTATCTCTCCAAGCAGGACCGCCAAATGGCAATGGAAAATCGTAGAGATGAAAGTGGCCGAAAGTTGAACAGGGATGGATCTGTCCAATTTAAGACGCTGCCGTGAGCAACGACTTCTACGAACAGCTCGCACAACTGGGTTTTATTGTCTCTGAACTCCGAGAGGGTCAAAGCAAGATACTGTGCCCACAGTGCAGCCATACCAGAAAAAAGAATCGAACTGAAAAATGTTTGTCGGTATCTATCGACGGCGACGGAGCGCAATGGCGCTGCCATCACTGCGAATGGACCGGCAACCTCTGGAGATACACAATGAAAAGCCCGTTTAAACAGAACGTGCAGAGGAAGACACCAAAGATTCCAGACCTCAACGAAGAACTGAGCGATGGCGTTGTTCAGTGGTTTGCCAAGCGTGGAATATCTGCAGCAACACTAGACATTGCTGGGGTTGAATCGGGCCAAGCCTTTATTGCTGGCGAAAAGCGCAATGCGATTGCATTCGTTCATCGAGACAAAGATGGCAAGACCATCAACGTCAAATTCCGTACCCAAGATAAGCAGTTTAGCCAGATCAAGGATGGTCATCGACTGCCCTACTTGTGGAATCTCGTAGACACGACCGCTGAACACCTGATCATCACAGAGGGTGAGGTCGATGCGCTGACTTGCCTTGAAGCCGGGATGACGAACGTCACATCCGTACCTGATGGGGCCAGCGACAAGAAGCTGGCGTGGATTGATGAGTTGAACGGCGATCTCAACAGCTTCAAAAGGATAGTTCTGCTGACGGATGGTGATGACGCAGGGCTTGCAATGCGGAATGAGTTAGCGCGTAGGTTAGGTAGGACCAGATGCTGGCGCGTTGAGTGGCCCGATGGATGCAAGGACGCGAATGACGTGTTCATAGGTTATGGCCGGGATAAGTTGGTCGAGCTGGTGGATGCTGCAGAACCGTGGCCGCTCAAAGCACTACATGAAACGAAGGCGTATGCAGATGATGCGTTCGCACTGCTCAATGGTGAGGTCAAGCGCGGGGTCAGCACGGGTATTTTTGCGATGGATGGCAACTACCGTGTGAGGCCGGGTGAACTGAACATCATCAGCGGGGCACCCGGTGTAGGCAAGTCCGAGTTCATGGATCAAATCTGTTTAAACTTAGCGCAAGAACATGACTGGAGATTTGCGGTCTGTTCCTTCGAGAACCCAGTGGATGAACACATCAATAAGCTGGCAGCTAAGTACATCCGCAAACCTGCTTGGGATACTCAGGGTGGTGGCAAGATGGATCACCACGAGTGGGAGCGTGCCGTCCGATTTATCAGTGATCATTACTACTGGATACGCTCAGATGATGAGGCTCCGACCTTTGACTGGTGTCTGGAGAATGCTACCGCGTGCGTGCAGCGATACCCGAATGTGCGCGGGTTGATCCTCGACCCGTACAATGAGTTTGAGCATCGTAGACCTAGTGGGTGGACCGAGACGGAGTATGTGTCGCAAATGCTCGCAACGTTAAAACGGTGGGCAGCAGTCAATGAATGCTCGATCTTTCTTGTGGCGCATCCTGCGAAGTTACGACGCAATCAAGATGGCTCGTTCCCTGTGCCGGAGCCATACGACATTGCGGGGTCAGCTAATTTTTATAACAAGGCGGATAACATTCTGATTGTGGAAAGGGATTTCACGGAAGGGTCCGACGATATTCGGATTCATGTGAAGAAGATAAGGTTTAAACAGAGCGGCAGGGTTGGTTGTGTTGACTTGAAATACGACTACAGGGATGGGACATACCAGTCACCATTGCAGTGACTGGATGCCCCGCAAGTCCTATCCTTTAAAGTTACTCAACAGCACATCCAGAAATTGTGCGTAGGTCAACCTGTAGGGTAGGTCTGCCTCGTACTTTTCTTTTTCCAAAATGAATGCTGTAGCGGCTTCATCGCGGAACACTACGCTAGTAGCTGCAGTTAAGGAACCGTCCTTTCTGGGTCTTCCCGGTCCACGTCGATTCGGTTTCGTGAGGTTTATCGTCATTGCGCTTGCTCCTGATTCGTCTCAGTTTTAGAAGGCTCGTACCGCATTTCCTCGGTCAATTGACGCAGAATCCTACTGTTGCAGTCTTCCATCCCCTCTTCCAGCTTTGCTATGAGCTTCCGCAGTGTCTGGACTTTTTTATCAAACTGAATAAGAAAATCAAAAGATTGCTGCCCCACATCGGTAAATTTCTCAACGTCATAGATGCCATCATCTGCCACGTAGGTCCACCCCTCTCCACGGTTATATTCTTCGTCCATTACGCTCTCCTATTGTTGCGTATTACTACTGTAACATAGCTGACAGATGGTGTCAACTATATTTTTTCTCCCAGCATTTCCTCGATCTCTCGGATCGTTTGGTTGCGTTCATCCTGCTCTTGCAGAATCCCCACCTTATCGTCAATGAAATCCTTGTCGCCAAGGTGAGCGATAGCTTTGTCTACCTCTTCAGCCATCTGCCACTTCAGCCAGTACACGTACTGCCGACTGACCTCTTCTCGTTGAGCAATGTCTGCTGGTTTCTCGTTTAAACGCAGTGCCTCCTTGATACGTTTCGTGCGTTCGTTCTTGTTGAAGTCGACGACATATCGTTTCAGCTCGTCATACGCGCTACTACCCATGTGCGCCCTCAACTCGTTGCGGATTGTTGAGGTTGCCACGCCACAGGTATCAGCAATTTTCTGTAGGGTGTTGCCCTGTCTCCGCATGTGTTCAGCAGCGGCTATCCAGCTTGGTGCGCTCATGCTAGCAATCCTCGGGCATCAGTATGGTTAACGTCTGCCCGTCTGGGTCGAGCATCAACCACGCTTTCAGGTCTGTCTCTTGCTCTTCAAACGGATAGATCCCTGTCACCGTGCCCCCGTCCCTGATGCTGCGCCAGTTCTGCTCCACTTCCTCTTGGCACAAGGTGCCGAAATCGTTGCGGATGAATCGCGTCATGCAGTCGAACACGAAGTCTCTCGCATCGTCCTTGTCATCGAAGAAATCACGGAGTTGCATCTCGCAATTCCTTGTGACGTAAACCTCTTTCAATTCCCTA